TGCTGGACGTAAAGCAGAACACGATCAGCAACTGGCGGCAGCGCGGTGTGCCTAAGAGTTGGCAACAGGTGCTGGTGTACAAATTCAAGAAACAGATTGCAGAAGCGCAAAAATTGGTGTAAGATTTTTTTAGGACACGGCTAGGTGCGAAGTCATGAGCGCATTGAAAAGAGTTACCCCCTCTCCTGCCGTTGTTTCTTTTAAGGGGGCATTTAAAAGTGGGGAAATTTATGGAAAAAGTGTCTTTATTTGGCGTAGATTTGTTTGGTGAAATCATCAAACCAAAAGCCAATGGCGTTGTCGCGCAACGCTTTACGATCCCGCCTTTTACTATTTTAGATAGTAAACAAGGCGAATGGCAAGAACGCAAACGTGCATGGAAATCATTGGGCATAGATAGCGAAATTGGACGTTCTGCGGGAATGACTTATGGCAAAGGATTGGGCATAAAGTTAGACAATGGTGAAGAATTTACGACTAGCATTTTTGATCCCGTTGTTTGTGAACTTGCAATGAAATGGTTTTGCCCACAAAAAGGGCAAGTTGTTGATCCTTTTGCCGGTGGAAGCGTTAGGGGAATTGTTGCCGGCGCGTTAGATCGAAATTATTGGGGTTGCGATTTAAGGCAAGAACAAATTGATGCAAATCGGGTTCAAGCGGAAAACATAGAAACTTCAATTAAGCCCATTTGGGTTTGTGGTGATAGCATGGAAACGCTTGTTGATGCGCCTAAAGCGGATATGGTTTTTTCATGTCCGCCTTATGGTGATTTGGAAGTGTATTCGGACGATCCTCACGATTTATCAAACATGGAATGGCACACTTTTATTGCCGCATACAAGCGGATAATTTTGCGTTCTGTGCAAAAAATGAAAGATGATACGTTTGCTTGTTTTGTTGTTGGTGACTTTAGAGATAAAAAAGGTTTTTACCGTAATTTTGTAAGTGAAACAATAGGTGCTTTTGAAATAGCGGGGGCCAAGTTGTATAACGAAGCAATTCTTGCTACAAGCATTGCAAGTGCTTCAATGCGAGTTACAAAGCAATTTGAATCTGGCCGAAAAATGGCTAAAACACATCAAAATGTGTTGGTGTTTTGCAAAGGTGATTGGCGGGTCGCTACATCAAAAATTAACGCTTCCGAATTGATGGATGGACGTTAATATGTACTACTACCAGTTCAATATCGGTGACTACGCCAGTCACACGCAGCGCCTGTCTTTGCTTGAAGATTTGGCCTATCGCAGGCTCCTGGACGAATACTATTTGCATGAACGCCCGTTGAACAGCGGTTTAACGTCCGTTGCACGGCAGATTGGTATGCGTGACAATGAAGCGGAAGTAAAGTTTGTCCTTGAATCTTTTTTTGCGCTGACAGATGATGGGTGGATAAACACCCGAGCCGACAAAGAAATAGCCCATTTCAAAGGGAAAATTGAACAGGCTTCTAAGGCGGGAAAGGCATCTGCTGAACGGCGGTTCAACGGACGTTCAACGGACGTTCAACCAACCAATAACCAACAACCAATAACCAATAACCATAAACCAAAGAATAATACAGTCGCCCCACCTGACGGTGTGACGGACATTGTTTGGCAAGATTGGTTAACTTTACGCAAGACGAAAAAAGCCGCAGTCACCCAAACCGCTTTGAACGGCATCATCAAGGAAGCCGGTAAAGCGGGCATAAACCTACAAACCGCCTTGGAAACCTGTTGTGCAAGGGGTTGGACAGGATTCAAGGCTGATTGGTTGAAAGACAAGGATGCGGGGCAAAAGTCGTTTGCCGAGAAGGAATACGAATTCAAGCGCAAGCGATGGGAGGCCATGACAGGCAGAACGTCCGAATACACACCATTTTTGGAGATTGAAGATGACACAACCCATTGATCGACTCTTTGAACGATTAAGCATGACGTACGGGAACGCATGGGACAACTCGCTGGGAAGCGCCCCGCTGAACGAAATCAAGTCGTTTTGGATGCACGAACTAGCAGGGTTTATGAAATCCAAAGAGGCGATGATGTCAATCTCTTACGCCTTAGATCACTTGCCCGAGCGCCCGCCAAACCTTGTCCAGTTCAAAAACCTGTGTATGCAAGCGCCGGTTGTCAAACCTTTGGCCTTACCCGAGCCACCGGCAAACCCCGAGCGTGTAAAGCAGGAGTTGGCAAAACTTGCCCCGCTGCGGATGGGGCCAGGGGTTGATCCAAAGGCTTGGGCGCGGAGAATCCTTGCGGAATACGCTGCTGGACGGAAAAAGCCCGTGGCGGTTGTACAGATGGCTCGAGATGCCCTGGCAGCAGGATGAGGCCCGAGACAAGATGTTTGCCCATTACCTAGCCCTTTGCCGTATACCTGGCGCAAAAGCCTACGCATGGCAGCGGGTTAAGGAACTGGACGAACAGGACTTGTACAAGGGAATTAAAGATTACATTTTGGAGCAAATGAATGCGAAGAGCAGCAAGGGTTGACGCTAACCAGGCGCAGACAGTGAGCGCATTACGGGCGGCAGGGGCAAACGTGTGGGTTCTTGGCTTGCCGGTGGACTTACTTGTTGGCTACAAGGGATGCACCGTCTTGATGGAAGTCAAAGATGGCCCTAAAAAGCGTTTAACGGCCTTACAAGACAAGTTTTTTGAGAATTGGTATGGTGGGCCTTTGTCGAGGGTTGACGGGCCAGAAGCGGCTTTAAACGTGTTGAGGGTTATAGATGCGAAGCCTTGAACAAAACCGCATGATGTGGGCAAACCTTGAGGACATTGCCAACCAAGTGGTGTGGTATGGTCAAAAACTCCACAAAGAGGAATGGAAAGACGTATTGACCGCCGCCCTCAAAAGACAAAAGGTTGTGCCTGGTATTGATGGGGGATTCGTCATTATCGGGGCGCGAACAAGCAAGATGACCGTTGCCGAGATGACCGAGTTAATTGAACTATCTACGGCATTTGGTACAGAACAAGGGGTAAAGTTCCGTGCTTTTTCCGAAGCGTAAATACGTCAGATCAAAGGCTTTGCTGGAAGCCTGCCGCACAATTGCCTGCCAACACTGCGGGATTGAGGATGGGACTGTCTGCGCCGCACACATAAACTGGGGCGGCGGCAAGGGTAAAGCGGTCAAGGCAGACGATAACTTGGTCGCCAGCCTGTGCTTTGCCTGTCACTCAGCGCTTGACCAGGGCGCGGACATGAGCAAGGAAGAACGGCAAGAAATATGGATGAAAGCCCACCAGCGCACCGTTCTAATCCTTTTGACCACCCGAAAGTGGCCTGACAAAGTGCCTATTTCCGCATTGACGGAAGCGGGGCATTCTTTTGCGATTTAGGATGGGCATGGGCCATATCGGTGCGCTCATGTTTGTGCAGTTCCTTTGCCAAAGCCATGATTTTTTTGTTTTCGGCCTTGTGTTCGCGTACCATTTCGTAAACCTTGGGGGTTTCGTGGACTGCTTTTTCGCGTTTAAAAGTAAAATTTGTAGCCATGGGGGAAAATCTCCTATAATGACCGAGAGATTGTAATCTCACCCGTTAACCTTGCAAGGAACTATCATGGGAAAAATGGACAAAGAAGTTTATAAGTCTGGCGCTTCTGGCGAAAAAATGCCCAAAGGCGTATTGGCAAGCGACAAAACCGGCGAACGCAGCGAGAAAATCGTTGGCGGTGCTGGCATGGGCAAAAAAGATGCTTACATGAGCAAAGACCTTAAAGGCGGCTCTAAAGAGGCCGTTTGCTACACGCACGACCGTTCGCACTACCGTTAAAAATCGGGGAGAACTAGGGAAAACAGCCCTAATCCTCCCCTAACCAAACCAAGGAGAGTTGGCATGGCTGATTCGCATTGTAGCGATTGTGTATATTTCACTGACCATCACATAATGGGCCAGTGCAGGCGCTTTCCGGTATTCCAAAACCGGCACAAGACAGAGTGGTGCGGGGAACACAAATCCCCCGTGGTGGTGACCATGACGGTGACCGAGGACACTTTGACCGTCACGGAAACCCCTGTAAAAAAGCGCGGCAGACCGCCCCGAGTGCTTGTTCCCCTGACTGTAGAGGGTGAAACAACATGAATTTAAGCCCACTCCAAGACAGGGTTGTGGTCAAACCACAGGTCAGAAACTTATCTGATATCATTATTGTGAACAACAAAGAGCCTTTTAACGAAGGCACCATTGTTGCGGTCGGCCCTGACGTTTATGAGGTAAAGGTCGGGGATTTCATTAAATACGGCAATGGCGATTACCTAAAATGGCCCACCCACAAGATTGACGGGCAGGACTACCAGGTAATCCAAGAAGCCGACATCTGTGCGGTGGTGGAAGCATGAAACCAGGACTTTACGCAAATATTCACGCTAAACAAGAGCGTATCAAGGAAGAAAAGGCTAAGGGTAAACCCGTAGAGCGCATGAGAGCGCCTGGTGCCAAGGGTGCGCCTACTGCCAAAGCATTTAAAGAATCTGCTAAAACGGCAAAGAAATGAAAAAACACGACAAGCCTATTGCCCACAAAACTACGGGCAAGGACAAAACCTATAACCCTACCGACAAGGGCGCAGGAATGACCGCCAAAGGCCGTGCTGAGTACAACGCCAAGAACGGCAGCAATCTCAAGCCGCCAGCCCCAAACCCTAAGACCAAGAAGGACGAAGGGCGCAAGGCAAGTTTTTGCGCTCGAATGGAGGGCGTGGTAAAGAACGCCAAAGGGCCAGCAGAACGCGCCAAAGCCTCCCTCAAAAACTGGAACTGTTAATATGCCACTCAAGAAATCAGCCAGCCCCAAGGCGTTCAAAGAGAACATCAAAGCCGAAGTCAAGGCCGGCAAACCCGTGAAACAGGCAGTCGCAATCGCCTATGCTGAGAAGCGAGAAGCCGAAAAAGTCAAAAAGAGAAAATAATGCCCACCCTAGCCGACATCTATAGCGCCATCGGTTCTGCCAAGCGGAATGCGGCAGATTTTGTCCAAAACCCAGGCACAAGTTTGCAACAGATGGTCGGCTATGCAAATGACCGAGCAAGGACATTTAACCAGCAGGGTGACGCTGCGGCGGCTGAATTCCAGCAAACGCAAAGGCTAAAAGGCCCGCAGCAGATGCAATTGGCCCAGCAATTAGCAGAAGGCTACAACCCTGCTGGAATGACTGTCTACCACGGCAGTCGGCATCCATTTACCCAATTTGACAAATCAAAGATTGGCAGCGGAGAAGGCAATCAAAGTTACGGATATGGCATTTACGTTGCTGAAAACCCCAATGTCGCCAAAGAATACACCACTGCTGGCATGAGCATTGACCCGTCCAAAACCAAGTACAAGGGCAGAAATCTGCAAACTTGGTATGACGAAGCCCAAAGAAAACAGGACATGGCTTACCGACAAAAAGCCTCTAATGAAAAAATTGCAGAAATAAATTCAGAATTGGGATTTTGGGAAAGCCTGATGACTAGGAATCACCCCAAAACCATGATTGATGAGTATTTAGACCCTGAGAACGCTTCACCGGCAATGCAAAACTTTGCAAAAAACATTGACATAAACAAATTCAAAGGCATTGTTGAGCAACCAAATTTCTACAAAGTAGACTTGCCCGACCCTCACATTTCCAAAATGCTTGATTGGGACGCACCAATTCACCAACAAACGCCCGAAGTAAAAGCCTTGGCAGATGCCTATGGAGTGCCTCACGAAGATTTGGGCGGGGATTTGCTGGCAAAGGTAGGCAAAGGCTCCCAAGGGGCAAAAGTTATGCAAGACGCAGGGATTACAGGAATAAAGTATTTTGACGCTCAAAGCAGGGCGGCAGAACAAGGCACACGCAACATGGTTGTGTTTGACCCAGCCCAAATGAAAATTCTTGAACGCAACCAGCAAGCAATAGAATGACCGAAGTAATTGAAAAACGCCCTGTCGGTAGACCAACACTCTATAACGCTGAAATATGCGATAAAGTTATAGAATTGGGCAAACTTGGCAAAAGCGTAGAGCAAATTGCTTCAATCTTAGGGTTTTCCCTTAGAGTATTTTATAAATGGCGTGATGAACATGAAGAATTTATGCACGCTATGGAGGACGCTAAGCAATATGAGCAGTATTGGTGGGAAGAACAGGCCCAAGCATTCCTAATTGAGAACAGGGATTCGGACAAGATCAACACGACAATGTGGTCACGATCAATGGCTTCTAGGTTTCCCAAGAAGTATCGGGAATCGACCAAGACAGAGATTACGGGTGCTGATGGCGCTCCATTAATAAGCGGCATCCAGGTTACGTTCGTTCAGCCGAATGAGTGAAGTTCAAGGCCAAGTAAGCCAAGCGCAGTTCCCCGAGAAACTGCAATGCCTGTTTCGGCCTGAGAAGCAAAGATATCGAATCCTGTACGGTGGACGGGGCGGCGCCAAGTCTTGGGGGGTAGCAAGGGCGCTCCTGATTAAAGGCGCTCAAAGGCCATTACGCATCCTTTGCGCCCGTGAGTTTCAGACTTCCATCAGGGATTCCGTCCACAAACTGTTGTGCGACCAGATCATTGATCTACGGCTAGACGGGTTTTATGAGATCACGCAAAGCAGTCTACGGGGCAAGAACGGCACCGAATTCTCTTTTGTTGGCCTTAAAAACAACGTGGCTAACGTCAAATCCTACGAAGGCGTAGATATTTGTTGGGTGGAAGAAGCCCAAACAACCAGCCGGTTGTCGTGGAATGTTCTAATTCCTACGATTCGTAAGCAGGATTCTGAGATATGGGTTACGTTTAACCCTGAGTTGGAAACGGACGAAACCTACCAACGGTTTGTTCTCCACCCGCCTGGCAACTCCATTGTTCAAAAGATCAATTGGTCTGACAACCCTTGGTTTCCCGAAACGCTGGAGATTGAGAAGAATTCCCTGCGGGACAGGGACATTGAATCCTATAACACCGTTTGGGAGGGAATCTGCCGCCAAACCGTGGATGGGGCCGTATTCGCCCGCGAAATGCAGATGGCAGACCTAGAAGAACGGATCACCAAAGTCGCCTACGATGCCACAAAACCCGTCCATGCGGTGTTTGACTTGGGTTGGTCGGATGCCACAGCGATATGGTTTGTCCAGTTTATTGGCATGGAAACCCGCCTAATTCGCTACCATGAGGACAGTCAAAAGACCATTTCCGACTACCTAGCCAAGATGCAAACCTATGGTTACGTCTACGATACACTCTGGCTGCCACACGATGCAGAGAATAAGACCCTCGCAGCGGCAGGCCGTTCTATCGACCAAATTGTTCGGGCGGCAGGCTACAAAACCAAAATTATCCCAAGAACGCCAATTCCTGATAGTATTAACGCCGCAAGGACGCTTTTTAGGAATTGCTGGTTTGATAGGGAAAACTGCGCGGATGGGCTACAATGTTTGAGACATTATCGGTTTGACGTTGACCCTGACACTAAGTTGTTCAGCAAAAACCCACTCCATGACGAATATTCGCATGGTGCGGATGCGTTCAGAATGTTGGGGCTGGTTGTCAATGAGCCAAAGAAACGGGTAGCGAAACCGACCTACAACGCACCACAGTCATGGATGGCCTAAATGGATATTGACCCAATTATTGACGAAGCGATTGACTTCCTCAAACTCTGCAACGATGCAGACACGATGAATCGCCAAGAAGGTTTGGAGGATTTAAAGTTCGTCAATGGTGACCAATGGCCCGTTGAACTGCAAAACTCCCGCAACCTTGAATCGCGCCCTGTCCTGACGATCAACAAGTTGGACGGATACTGCCGCCAAGTCACCAATCAGCAGCGCCAACAACGCCCTCGGATCAAGGTTCACGCCACCAACAACGAAGCGGACGTTAAAACCGCAGACGTAATTGAAGGAATGTGCCGCCATATTGAGGTCAATTCCAACGCCGACAACGCCTACGATACAGGTTTTGACCATGCCGTGCGTATGGGCTGGGGTTATTGGCGCATCACCACCGATTACGTCAAAGAGGATTCGTTCGATCAGGAAATCTACATTGACGCTATTCCTAATCCTTTTACCGTTTACTTTGACCCCAATTCCGAGCGTGTAGATGGTTCAGACGCAGAGCGCTGCCTTATCACCACAATGATGAGCAAGGCCAAGTTCCGCAAGTTATACCCCGACAATGATGATGGAACGTCCTTCACCCAACGGGGCACGGGTGACAGTCAATCCGAATGGATTACCAAGGAAGATATACGCATTGCCGAGTATTTCTACGTTAAACGGGAATCGGCAACCCTGTACCAATTGAGCGATGGAACGTCCAAATTCGCTGAAGGTAAGGATTTCCGCGCCCGTCTTGAGGCAGCAGGCATTCAGATCATTGGTGAGCGCAAATCCTTTAAGCGGACAATTAAGTGGAAAAAACTTACCGCAGTCGAGGTCATAGAAGAACGCGATTGGCCTGGCACTTATATCCCCGTGGTTCCCGTTTACGGGCGGCACGTTGTCATTGGTGACAAGCGCCACAAGTTCGGCATGATTCGTCACGCCAAGGATGCCCAACGGATGTACAACTTTTGGCAGACCACTATTACGGAATCGGTTGCGCTGGCTCCCAAGGCTAAGTGGATCATGGCAGAGGGCCAAGATGAGGGCCACGAAAGCGAATGGGCGGCGGCTAACGTTAAGTCATTCCCCCTGCTGCGCTACAAGCAAACCGACATTGATGGACAATCTGCACCGCCTCCCCAACGCCTCCAGCCCGAGCCACCGCCTGCCGGTGTCATGGCAGCAGCGGCAGGGATAAACACCGATATTGCCACTTTGATGGGCATTTATGACCCATCACAGCAGATGCCAGGCAATATTTCAGGCAAGGCGCTAAATGGTCAACAACAACAGGTTGACCTAACAAACTTTGACTTTTACGACAACCTTACAAAGTCAATTGCCCAAACCGGCAAGATTATTCTTGACCTGATCCCCCATATTTACGACTCCCAGCGGGTAATGCGGATCATCGGGGCAGACGGAAAGCCTGATTTGGTCAATATTAACCAGCCGAGCCAAGACGATCAAGGCGTGTACAAGGTCATGCACGACATGACTGTCGGACAGTACGATGTGGTGATGGATACGGGGCCAGGCTTCAATTCCAAGCGCCAAGCCGCAGTCGATGCCATGATGCCATTGGTAAACGGCAACCCCGAATTGTTCAAAGTTGCCGGCGATTTGGTGTTCCGAAACATGGATTTCCCTGGCGCAGACGTTATTGCCGACCGGCTTGCAGCGTCTAATCCCATGTCGCAGATTGACGATAAATCGCCCGTACCGCCCCAAGTTCAGATGCAACTCAAGGCAAATCAGGCCCAAATGCAGCAAATGCAAGAGCAAATGCAGCAAATGCAAATGGTCATCAAGCAGCGTCAGGACATTGAGCAAGTCAGGCAAGATGCCGAAACCAAGCGCACATTGATTAAAGAGACAAACCGCGCCCACGGTCTTGAATTGACAAACGCCGAGCGCCTCCAAGAAATGCAAATGAAGATGGAAGCATCGGCCCACGAAACTGTAATTAAGACTGAAACTCAAAAGGAAATTGAGCGCATGAAGGCCGAAGTTGCCATGTTGTTGGCAAATTTGGATAGGGCATCGTCCCGCGCCGCTTCCTTGGAAACAATAGAAAGAGCAATATAGATTTGTGGTATAAACCACACAACCTTACCAGTTGGGTTTCAACTGGGCAAAAATCTTGAGGAAACTCATGTCAAGTGAAAAAGAAGCCGGTCAAGTATTGACTAGCGAGAATGCAGCGGATTTTTATGCTACCAAAATGAATTTAGCCGGTCAAAGTTCTGCCGAGGCTGAAGTTGAGGATTCTCCTTCAGAGCCGACAGATAACGATGACCGGAGTGAATCAGGAGCAGAAAAGGAAGCGAAATCGACAGAGGAACGGAAACAAAATCCGAAACTCGAAAAGCGGTTTTCAGAGATAACCAAGCAGCGCGAACAGGCCCGCCAAGAAGCGGCGCAGGAACGTGAAGTAAGGCAAAGGCTGGAGACTGAGTTAGCGGCTATAAAGCAGCAGCAGCAACCCCAACAGGTTAAAGCGGCTGACGAAAAGCCTCAACCGAGTCAATTTACGGATGCTTTTGAATATGCAGAGGCATTGGCAGATTGGTCGGCTGAGCAGGCATTGGTTAGGCGAGATCGTGAAGATGTGGAGCGCAGGGCAGACGAAGCGCGGCAGAAAGTAATTTCTACCTGGGCGCAGAAGGTTGCAACAGCGAAGGCCGATATTCCCGATTTTGATGACATGGTGGCCTCAAGTGGTGTTGCGGTAAGCGACCCCATTCGTGATGCCATTTTGGAGAGTGACGTAGGCCCACAAATCCTTTATCACTTAGCCAAAGAGGACGATCTTGCAAAGAAGATAGCCTCAATGTCGCCATTTGCTGCGCTACGCGAGATTGGAAAGTTGGAAGCGAAGTTTGAGAAGCAACCTGAGACTAAGCAGAGTAATCCTGTCGGTAAGAGTAAAGCACCACCACCGATCAGCCCGATTCGGAATGCTGGAAACGCTAACCAAGTGGAAATTGGCTCAGACGGTCAGTTTCACGGAAGTTACCAAGCGTGGAAAGCGGCTCGCAAGGCTGGTCGAATTCGATAGTTTTTATTTTTAAGGAAAAATCATGGCAAACAATTTGCTAACTATTTCCAAGATCACCAACGAAGCGCTGATGGTCTTGGAGAACGAACTTACCTTCACTTCTGAAGTAGACCGCAACTATGACGACCAATTTGCCGTTGTTGGTGCGAAAATCGGTAACACCGTAAACGTCCGTAAACCTGGTCGTTTTATCGGTACAACTGGCCCCGCCTTGAACGTTGAAGATTTCAACGAGACATCGGTGCCTGTTACCTTGTCCACTCAGTTCCACGTTGATACCCAGTTCACCACTCAGGACTTGGCTCTGTCGCTGGATATGTTCTCGGATCGCGTGCTGAAGCCCGCTGTTGCTGCAATCGCCAATAAGATTGACCGCGATGGTATGGTTATGGCTAATCTGAACACCGCGAACATCGTCGGCACTGCCGGTACGCCTCCCACTGGTCTGATTACTTATCTGACCGCTGGCGCTTACTTGGACAGCGAAGGCGCTCCCCGTGACGGTCGCCGTTCGGTCATCATTGAGCCGTTTACTTCTGCAACTATCGTTGACAGCCTCAAGGGTCTATTTGTGCCCCAAGAAGCAATCGGCGAACAGTATCGCAAAGGTTTGATGGGTCGTGATTCGGCTGGATGCAACTGGAAACTGGATCAGAACGTTGTTAGCCAAACCTTTGGTTCGTGGAGCGCAAACACCATTGCAATCAACGTGACCACCGGCACCGGCTTCCTGACTTCTGGTTGGTCGCAATTCTCGACTATTTCTTTGGCTGCATCGTCTGCCTCTACGCTCAATGCTGGTGACGTGTTCACTATCCCTGGCGTGTTTGCAGTCAACCCACAGAATCGTCAGTCTTACGGCAAACTGCGTAACTTTGTTGTGATGGCTACGACTTCTGTCGGAACTGGCGCAACATCGGTACAAGTTAGCCCCGCTATCATTACCGCTGGTCAATTCCAAAACGTCAGCATCACTTCTAGCGGTTCGCAAAACATTACGGCGTTTAACAACACTGGTGTGGCTTCCCCGCAAAATCTGATGATGCACCGCAATGCGTTTACGCTTGCAGTTGCTGACTTGGAACTGCCTGATGGCGTTCACTTTGCTGGTCGTGCAAGCGATAAGGAAATCGGTCTGTCTATGCGTGTTGTGCGTCAGTACACCATCAACAACGACTCGATTCCTACCCGTCTTGACGTTCTTTATGGCTGGGCTCCACTCTATCCCGAGTTGGCCTGCCGTATTGCCTCCTAATTGGACAGGGGGGGAGAAATCCTCCCCGTTCATTAACTTTATTAAAGGAAACTTATCATGGCAAATCCAGGCCCAGCAGTAACCATTTCTGCACATCCCCAAGGTGCTACCACTGGCACAACCTTGCGTCTTATCGGCACCGTTAAAAACGTGCCCGCTAACGCTACCGGCAACTATCCAATTCCCGTGGTTAACTCCTCGGTTTATCTGTTGCAAAGTCTTATCGTCACCAATCTGAACAACGCAGGCGCTTCTGTAACGCCTACTGGTTTGGCTATGGGTGTTGCTACTACTTCCGGTGGTTCTAGCCTGTACGGTGCAATTACTGCGGCAAACCTGAGTACCCCTCCAGGCGTGTCGTTGGTTGCTCCTACTGCATCAACTACTGGTAACACAGTACAAAACCTGTACTTGAACGTAACCGCTGGACTGACTACCGCAGTCGTTGGCGCTACGTTTGACGTATATGTTTACGGCTACGACTTTAGCGTACCGTTCTAAACTGATGTAAAAGAAAGAGGGCCATCTCTGCAAGGGGGTGGCCTTTTTTCGTTACAATTTAAACACCTTTACAAAGGAAATCAAAATGTCCTCTACGACAGTCACCCGTGGCAATTCCCACGAAACCTTCTACATTGGCCCTTCCCTTACCCCTGCTGCGGTTGCTTCTTATACCAGCGCCGTTCAGACATTTACGGTGCCTGGCCTGCAAACTACAGACATTGTTTTGGTAATTGGTGCAACTTCTGCCCAAACCGCAGGAATAATTCCTGGTGAAGCAGATTGCTACACCGCAAACGTTTTGTCTTTGCAGTTTTTGAATGCTACCGCTGCAAGCGCAACACCAGCCGCAGGAACGTATGTAATCCAAATCGTTCGTGCGGAAGGCCCATTGCCTGTAACGGCGGTCTAATATGTCTAACACGACTGTCCTGCGAGTGGTTGGTCAAACAACCGCTATCTCTGTGACAGCATCGTCAACATCGGCAACCATCATTAATGACCAAGTAAACGATCAAGTTAATTTTGCATCGTTTCTAAACACCGGCGCAGTCGCCGTTGCGGTTAAATTAGGTGATGCCAATGTGGGCGCTGCTGTGTTGCCGGTGTCTGGTACACCTGGCGACTTTTTGCTTCCTCCGTTGATGACAACCCCTGTTGTATTGGCTTGCCCTACCATACCCTTTTATGTTCGCATGATTGGCGTTGGTGCTGGCCCTTCACTTGTGTATGTAACACCTGTCGGGAATCAAAGTTAATATGTCTGACCCTGCTAAAACAGTAGATCAAAACATCCTGCCCGTGCAGGCTCTGTTTAATTTGGATAACACATTCAATACGTTTATTGGGCAGGGTCAGCCATTTTCCGCAACAATTAGCCCCAATCAGTCGGGCTTAAACATCACAAACAGCACGATTAACAGCACGACAATTGGAGCGACAACGCCTTCAACCGGCGTGTTTACCAATATTGCGACCACAACGGGCACGATTTCAACCGCCCCAGCAAGCGCAAACGATATTGTCAACAAAGCATACGCTGATGCGATTGTTCAAGGGTTAAATCCTAAAAACGCCTGCCAAGCGGGTACAACCATAAACATCACGTTGTCAGGACTTCAGACAATTGACACCGTTTCCCTTGTTGCTGGAGACTTGGTTTTAGTAAAAAATCAAGGTGCTGCCGCTGAAAATGGCCTTTATGTTGTATCGGCAACAGCGTGGACACGTTCCCCGCAAATGGATACATGGTCAGAAGTTCAAGGCGCATATACCCTTGTTCTTTACGGAAGCCAGGCCACAACCGGATGGGTCTGCACTTCAAGCAAGACCGGCACAATTGGCGTTACCGCAATAACGTGGACGCAATTTAATTCCGCTGGTTCGTACACCGCAGGCACAGGGTTAACCCTTGCTGGAAACACTTTTTCCATTACCAACACTGGAGTTACGGCGGCAACCTATGGTTCTGCTTCAATTGTTCCTGTTGTAGCGGTAAACGCTCAAGGGCAGATCACCAGCGCGACAAACACTACGATTGCCATTGCAAACACGCAAGTTTCGGGGTTGGGCACAATGTCCACTCAAAACGCAAACAATGTCGCAATTACGGGCGGGTCAATCACAGGAACGCCGATTAGCGGCTCTACAGTCGGTGGTAGCACTATCACCGCCTCAACTGAATTTAGCGGCCCTGGAACAAGTTTAACGGGCACTGCAAGCGGTTTATCCATTGGAGGCAATGCGGCTACCGCAACAACTGCCACAACCGCAACAACGGCGACCACCGCGACCACCGCGACAAACCTTGCAGGCGGTGCAGCGGGTTCAGTTCCATATCAATCGGCATCAAGTACGACTGCCATGCTTGGCATCGGAACATCGGGCCAAATCTTGTCGGTGGTTACTGGCTTGCCTGCTTGGACTTCCATATCAGGCGTGGCGGTAACGTCATTTAGCGCAGGAACGACAGGGTTTACCCCATCATCGGCGACAAATGGCGTAGTAACACTTGCAGGCACATTAAACACAACCAACGGCGGCACCGGCTTAACCACATTTACATCGGGCGGCGCGGTTTACGCTACGTCAACTTCAGCGTTAACCACAGGCACGTTGCCGGTCGCATCGGGTGGAACAGGGGTAACGTCAAGCACCGGAACGGGCAATGTCGTATTGTCCACCAGCCCCACATTTGTAACGCCTATTTTGGGCACTCCATCATCTGTAACCCTAACCTTTGGGACGGGTTTACCCTTAACCACAGGCGTGACCGGAACGCTGCCAATTGCGAATGGGGGCACAAATGCAACAGCAACTCCGACTGCGGGCGCGGTGGCGTATGGCACGGGTACGGCTTATGCGTTTACTGCGGCGGGTACTTCTGGCCAGGTATTAACGTCTAGCGGCTCGGGTACTCCAACTTGGTCAAGCCCAACGTCCGGCATTACGATTTCAGACGACACGACCACGGCGACTGCGCTTTATCCTTTATTTTCCACGGCGACAAGCGGCGTTGTAACCACGGAATACACCAGTTCCACAAAGTACAAATACACGCCTTCCACCGGCACTTTGGCGGTTACATCCTTAACCTTGACTAATGCGTTAACCGTGGCAAATGGTGGAACGGGCCTTTCATCCACTCCTGCAAACGGCGCATTGGACATTGGAAACGGCACAGGGTTTACCCGCACAACCTTGACCGCAGGCTCGGGCATAACAGTTACAAACGGATCAGGTTCAATCACGGTTGCATCAACAGGCATTACAACGGGTAAAGCCATAGCAATGAGCCTAATCTTTGGTTATTGAGGAATAAAAATGGCAAATCCTAATATCGTCAACGTCACTTCCATTTATGGAAATACGTCTTACCTTATTCCTAGCACCACAGGGGCAACCACTTGGACTGCGTTAACGCCTGCATCTAACACGGTTAACAAAATTGACAATATCGTGGCGGCTAACGTGACGGGCTCTGTTGCAGCGGTGACTGTTGCAATTAATAGTGCGGCGGCTGGCGCTGGCACAAACTATCGCATCGTCTATCAAATCCCAGTTCCTGTGAACGCCTCAATCGTTGTTGTGGACAAAAGCACGGCGTTTTACTTGGGTGAGGCCCAATCCATTGTGGTGACAGTTGGAACGGCAAACGCCATTGAATTAACCGCATCGTATGAGGCGATTACCTAATGTCTACCCGCTACAAAGGGTCAATTCTTTCGTCAACGGCGGCGACAAATACGTCATCCGCTGCGATTGGTATTTGGCGCTTGAATGAGGTAACGCAAGGATTGCAGGCGACTGCATGGCCTAAAGTTCAATTATTGGTTCAATACCTTGTTGTTGCGGGTGGTGGTGGCGGTGGTGGAACTTACGCTGCCGGTGGCGGTGGTGCTGGTGGATTTTTAACTGCCACAGGATTTTCTGTAAGTTTTGGTACTGCAATTACTGTAACAGTAGGTGCAGGCGGCGCAGGAGGCGCAAGCCTTAATGCTGGAACTAGTGGTTCAAATTCTGTTTTTTCTAGCATAACAGCCAATGGCGGTGGTGGTGGCGGTAATTATCAAACGTCTGTTGCAAATTCGTCTGGCACGGCTGCTGGATACGGAAAAGACGGGGGTTCTGGTGGCGGCGCATCAAATGGCCCTGGTTCTGCAAGAATTGGTGGATCAGCAGTTTCTGGCCAAGGAAATGCTGGAGGAAATGCAAACGAGGCTTCCCCTTATTTGGGTGCAGGCGGTGGAGGCGCAGGCGCTGCTGGCGCTGGCGGCACAGGATATGGAACAGGAACAGGAAACGGTGGAAATGGAACGGCATCATCTATAACGGGTTCATCTGTTACTTATGCGGGTGGTGGTGGCGGTTCTAAGTATTTGTCATACCCAGCAGGCGCTGGAGGCACGGGCGGTGGTGGCGCGGGTTCTGATGGATCAGTTGCTCCTGGCGCTGGCGGCACAAATCTTGGTGGCGGTGGTGGTGGTACAGAACGCAATGGTATTTATTTAACAGGCGGCGCAGGCGGTTCTGGCGTGGTCATTATTTCTTCTCCACAAGCGGCTGCATCTACCACAGGCTCCCCAACTGTTACCACTAGCGGCGGCAATACCATTTATACATTTACGTCCAGCGGGACAATTACATTCTGAGGTAAACCATGAGCCATTTTGCAAAAGTTGAAAACGGCATTGTTACGCAAGTAATCGTAGCCGAGCAAGATGTAATAGATTCCGGCGCGTTTGGCGATGGATGGGTGCAAACGTCTTACAACACTTACGGTGGTCAACATCCAGAGGGACACCCATTGCGAAAAAATTACGCTGGAATTGGGTTTACTTATGACATAACTAGGGATGCGTTTATCCCGCCACAGCCGTTTGCGTCTTGGACTTTGGACGAAAACACTTGCCTTTGGAATACTCCAATACCTTATCCTGATGACGGCAATCGTTATACTTGGGATGAGGCCACAACTTCTTGGGTAGCACTATGAGCACTTTAACTTTCCAAGCCGCCTCGGGTGGCGCAGTCAACCTTCTTGGCCCTAACATCTCGTCCACCGTAAACTTTACGCTTCCAAGTTTTGATGGCACAAGTGGTCAAACGCTTATCACCAATGGAAGTGGAACACTTAGTTTTACAAATCCTGGTGCGTATATCCAAAACGCAAATACTTGGACTGGTACGCAATCCTTTGTTGGTGCAACCACAAACCTTGCCGCAACTCTGACAAATGCCGCAGAGGTTGCCACAATTTCTGCCACCGCAGCAACTGGAACAATTAACTTTGACGTTACAACACAGTCAGTTTTGTATTACACAACAAACGCCTCGGGAAACTGGACGCTTAACGTTCGCGGGAACAGTTCTACATCATTGAATAGCCTAATGTCTGTTGGACAGGCTTTGACCATCGTGTTTATTGCTACGCAAGGAGCAACCGCCTACTATCAAAACGTGTTCAAGATTGACGGAACAACCATCACACCTAAATGGCAAAATGGAAGTGCTCCTGTTAATGGAAACGCAAGCGGCCTTGATGTGTATAGCGTTGCAATTATTAAGACTGCATCGGCGACTTATACGGTTTTGGAATCAATCACAAGGTTTGCATAATCATGCCACTCCTTGCCGCAACTGGTCTTTTAAGCCCGCATAGTTATGGGTTTACAACCGGCCCTAACTTTTCCGTTTTAATTGTTGGCGGTGGAGGTGGAAGTTCACGTTTAAGCGCAACTGGTTCTGCGCCAGGTGGAGCCGGTGGCATTATTTATTCTGATTCTTTGGCCCCATCATCAGGAACGTACACAATTACCGTTGGAGGTGGCGGTTCGGGGGTCGGCACTCCTACTAGCGGTAGTTCATCCTCTGCTTTTTCATTGACCGCAGGCGGTGGTGGAGGCGGTGGATATACTGGTAGCGGAAATGGATTGGCTGGTAACGCATCAAATGGTTCTGGTGGTGCAGGCTCTTGGGGATCGTTTGCGACTCCCTCAAATGGCGGCGCAGGAAACGGAACAGGCAATGCGGGCGGCGGTGGAAACTTTGACTCAACAAACACAAGCGCAGGCGGTGGTGGCGGTGCAGGATCGGCAGGCGCAACATCTAGCGTTTACGGCGTAGGCGGGGCTGGTGGCAATGGCCTACCTTATGGGATCACAGGAACTGCGGTTTATTATTCTGGCGCAGGCGGTGGAAGCGGGACAGTTAGTTTTGGCGCTGATGGCCTTGGTGTCCTTGGTTATGGTGGCGGCGCTCAAGCGGATACTACTGGAACTACTGGTAACGACGGTAAACAGGGAATTGTCATTATTAGGACAAATAAGGCTGCTTCTGCAACCACAGGAAGCCCAACAGTTACCAAAGTCGGTTCATTAAATGTTTACCAATTTACATCATCAGGGTCTATCACATTGTGATTACCAGTTGGAAAATCCTAGATATATCAGTTGAGGGAAAAGTAATTACCCGCGCCAAGTATCACGTTTTGGCTACGGATGAGACAAATGAAGTAGAAACAGAAGGAATTTGGGAGTTTGATCGGTTCAATCCGACCACTCCATACGCCGAAGTTACCGAAAAACAGGTGATTTCATGGATCAAAGACGGTGCTACGCAATTTGGGCAAAATGTAATAGAATCACGGCTAGAGGAACAATTGGCGCTTCTCAGTAAGTCGAAATCTGTTGTGCCTCCGTGGAAACCGCCTGTGTTTACCTTGGAGCAGCAATGGCACAGCCAATCGACATAGTATCAAGAGCATTAAAAGACATCGGAGCATTAGAGGCCGGCGAAACGCCTACGCCTGATGCGGCGCAGGATGCGTTTGATATGCTCAACGATATGTTAGATCAATGGTCTAACGAAGATATGATGGTCTACAACTTCACGGAAATCATTTTCCCCGTGACAAGTGGACAAATCCAATACACCATCGGCCCAGGCGGGACAATAGGCGCAAGTTTTACCGGCTCAATCTCTGGCAACATCTTGACGGTAACCGCTATTGCCTCGGGCGCTGTTACGCTAAACCAAACCCTGACCGGCACAGGAATCACCCCTGGAACAACCATTGTGTCGTTTATCGGTGGTTCTGGTGGTGATATTTTGGAAGCGGGAACGTATCAAGTAAACATCCCGCAGACCGTGGCAAGCACCACAATCTCAGGTTTTTACCAAAAGCCTTTGCGCGTCAACTCTGCATTTGTGCGGATTAACACCACATCCAACGGTCAACCCATCCTTGGCGGTGGCCTTGACTACCCCGTGGCGGTGCTGACCCTTGACGACTATTCTTTGATCGGCCTCAAGACCCTTAACGGCCCGTGGCCCAAGGCTTTGTACTACAACCCTGGCGACACATTGGGAAATCTGAGCGTTTGGCCCAATCCGTCCCAAGGTGAAATGCACTTGTTTACGGACACCATTTTTGCACGATTTACCACAATGTACGACATCATGCGAATTCCGCAAGGCTACGTTAATGCGCTGCGCTGGTGTCTTGCAGAACGTCTAATGCCTATGTATGGCAAAGCCAGCCCCGTGCAAATTGGCATGATTTCCAAGTTTGCAGGCGAGGCTAAAGCGACCATTAAACGCACTAATATGCGCCCGCAAATGGTTTCGCGCTATCAGGATGCACTACTTACCGGACGTTCTAAAGATGCCGGCTGGATTTTGACCGGCGGCTTTTTGCGTTAAAGGACTGTCATGCCCGAATTCGGATTTGTCGGCCCAAGTTACGAAGCGCCCTCGATTTATCAAGAATCGCAGGAGTGCATCAACTTTTTCCCCGAAATTGACCCGTTAAAAGAAGGCGGCGTTCGGGGCGTTGTTGCGCTTTATCCGACCCCAGGGTTAACCCTAGAGGCGGTGCTAAACAATGCCGAAGTGCGCGGCTTGCGTACCTTGTCAGGCGGTAGCCAAATGGTTGCGGTCTGCGGCTCCTACGTTTACGTCTTTACTTCAAACCTGTCGGCTACCGTGGTCGGCATTCTCAATTCGTCCTCGGGGCGTGTTGGCATCTCTGACAACGGAATAAACGCTTACATTGTGGATGGGGTCTATCGGTACACATGGCGCATTTCCAGCCCCGCAAACGCCGTTTTCACGGGTTCTATTAGCGGCACAACCCTAACGGTTACCCAAGTAAGTAGCGGAACAATTACGGCTCATCAATCTTTGACCGGCATCGGCATCACGGCAGAGACTGTGATTACCGCCTTGGGCACGGGTACAGGTGGAACAGGCACTTACACCATCAATCTTTCCCAAACCGTAGCAGCAGAAACAATGACTTCTGCTGCGGTTGGCGCTCGGTTTACGGCGACTATTGCAGGAACAACCCTTACCGTGTCCGCAGTAGCAAGCGGCACAATTTACCTTGGTCAAACAATCCAAGGTGTAGGTCTTACCGTTGGGACAATCATCACCGCATTGGGCACAGGCTCGGGTGCGACAGGCACTTATACAATCAGCACGGCGCACACCATTGTGACCGGCATAACCATGTATGCGCTGAATTTCAGCGTTTTGCCAAGTTCTGATGGTGCGTTTAGTGGCGGCACATCAGTGGACATTGTGGACAATTATTTCGTCTACAACAACCCAGGCACACAACAATGGGGATCGTCTAATCTATTAAGCCCAATTTCCACGTCCACATCTTACGCGCTCAAAGATGGTGCGCCCGATAAATTGGTGGCCTTGATTGTTGACCACCGCGAAGTTTATTTGATGGGTGAGGCATCCTCCGAAGTTTGGACGGATGTGGGCGCAGTTCCCTTCCCTTTCCAGCGTATTCCTGGAACGTCCACCCAGCACGGTATTGCTGCCCAATTCTCTGTCGCCCGCCTTGGCAATTCATTTGCCTACGTTTCCCGCAACAATCGCGGACAAGCGCAGATCATGCAAATGCAAGGGTATATCCCACAAAGGATTTCAACCCATGCGGTGGAGAATACCTTAACGAATCAATACATAGATGATGCTATTTCGTACACCTACCAATTGGAAGGGCACGAAATCTACGTTACGACATTTCCGACTTTGAATCTGACATGGGCTTATGACGCAACCACAACCATGTGGCACAAATGGCTCGGCATGGCCTCTGATGGCACTTATATGCGGCATTGGAGCAATTGCTCTGCATCGTTCCAAGGTTTGGTTTTAGTTGGCGATTACTCCAACGGAAAAATCTATTCCTTGAGCAAACAGAACTACACCGACAACGGCACAAACGTGCGCAGATTGCGCCGTGCGCCTCATTTGGTGACCGACTTTCAGCGCCAATACTTTGACGAACTGCAAATCCAGTTTCAACCTGGCGTTGGAACTACAGGCTTGTTTGTCCCGCAGATTTTGTATTCGCGCACAATATTGTTGCAAACGCCTTACACAATCACAAGTACGGCAATTCTGACAATACCGTTTGACCAGCAGGACATTATTGGCGATTCAATCCCTTTTGATTCCACGGTTACAACAACTAACCCCAAGGCTATGCTGCGCTGGTCTAATGATGGTGGTTCTACTTGGTCAAAAGAGTATTGGGTCAGCATCGGACAATTGGGCCGGTTCAAGAATCGTGCGATTTGGCGGCGTTTGGGCATGGCCCGTGATCGAGTGTTTGAGGTGTCAATCTCTGACCCTGTGAACGCTGTGATTGTGTCTGCCAACCTTAAATCATCGGCTGGAGAAAATTAATGGCGCTTTCCAATACGCAACAAATTAATCCGTATCCTCAGTCGGAGTTTTTGGACGCGAACACAAAACGCCCAACTCGAGCGTGGCAACAGTTTTTTCTCAATTTGCTTAATTTTTCAAGCGCAACCACGGCAACCGCAGGTTCAGCAACCTTGCCCGCCAACCCAGTCGGATTTATAAACGTGACCGTTAACGGCAACGCTTATAAAATTCCGTACTACAACGTGTAAGGACAAGAAAATGCCTAGAAGTTCTGATTTTGTAGCGCCAATTACTGCGCAAGTAGTAACTCCAAAAACCATAAGTGCGGCAGATTTTGTCACGCCTTCTTGGGTAAAGAACGCTCGTCAAACCATTGGAACGGACGTAGAGCCGGTGTATCCAATGCGCACCGTTCATGGTGGCAATCAAGAGCCTGACACCAGTGCGGCCCCTATTGGGTATCGTTACGATAACGGAAAAAGCCAATATCAGTATCTTGACTTGGCTGGAACTCCTACCAACTTGGTAAACCGTGGCAACCTTGGCGAAGCAATCAAAACGCTTGCTCCAATTGGGTTGTCAATGATTGGCGCTAACTTCCTTGGCCCCGCCCTCAATGATTTGTTTGGCCCTGCTGCTAGTGATTTGTTTGGCGCAGGAGGCGGTGAATTTGGCGCAGGCGCTGGTGATGTGTTAAGCGGCGCTGGTACTGATGTTGTTACTGGAGGTGGTCTAACATCAGGAACTGGTCTTTCGTCAATGGGCGGCGGTACAGGATTGACCGGCACGTTGGGTGCAACTGGTGCAGACTTAACTGGCGCAGGTTTAACCACTGGCGGTGCAGGTGTTGCTGGAATGGGCGGCGGTACAGGATTAATTGCTGCATTAAATACTGGTGGACTTGCTGGTGACGCATTAACAGCCGGAGGAGTCGGCGTTGCGGGTATGGGTGGTGGAACTGGATTAACTGCATTGTCAAACCTTGGCGGCGATGCTGGCAGTTCTTTAACCGCAGGCGGCACTGGTCTTTCATCAATGGGTGGAGGCACGGGTTTAACTACTGCCGGTGCTGGAGGTGGTACTGTTGGCGCTGGAGGTGTTACCGGAGCAGGCGGCACAGGAACATTGGTTGGAGGCGAAGGTGTTATTTCTGGTGCTGATGCCGCTGCAAAAGCCGCCGCTGATGCAAAAGCCGCCGCTGATGCCGCTGCTGCTGCGGGAACTGCTGATGCTGCCGCTAAAGCCAAGGTTGCCGCTGATGCAAAGGCCGCAGCAGATGCCGCCGCTGCCGCAGGTGGTGGCTCAAGTCTTTTAAAATCATTGACAGATGCAACCGGCCTTAGTGGAACGCAACTTGCGGCCTTGTTGTCAGGCGCAGTAGGCGCAGGCAATGCTGCAAACCTAACCAGCGCAATCAACACTGGATTGGACGCTACAACCGCAGCAAATACAGCCTCGCAAGGCGTACTGAAAGACATTTACAACCAGCAACTAGGGTTTCAAAAGCCTTATCAAACAACTGGAACTAATGCCCTAAGTCAACTTGGTGCGCTTGGGACGGGTCAGTATCAGCAATACGACCCCGTTACAGGACTGCCCACAACAATGGGCACAGGCTCTGGCTATTTGCAGCACCAATTTGATGCCTCAGACTTAGCCAAAGGGTTAGCGCCTAACTATGACTTTATGCTCCAACAAGGGCAGATGGCAAACCAACGTGCTGCAAACGTTGGCGGTGGTGCGTTGTCGGGCAATACGTTGCAAGGCTTGAATAAGTACACGCAAGACTATGCAGGAAACGCCTATCAAAATGCGTTTACAAATTACCAAAATCAACGTCAAAACATTTACCAAAATTTGTCAGGATTGGCGGGAATGGGTCAAACCGCAAACACTGGCGCACAGGCTGCTGGAACGTCTTACGGCAAAGGCACAACTGATCTGCAAACCGCATTGGCTAACGCACAAGCAGCGGCAGCAGTTGGTAAAGCCCAAGCGCTTGCGGGGGGCACAAGCGGCCTTGCAAACTCCACATTCCTTGCGTCTTTACTTGCTCCCCCGAAATAAGGATTAGATATGGCAGACTCTTTCACAGGCTACACCAATCTTGCCATGCCGCAAACGTCACTTGCGGACATGATGAACATGGCATCGGGTGTGCAGCAATACCAGCAAGCGCAACAGATGAATCCTTTGGCGTTACAACAGCGCCAACTTGAATTAAAAAAAGCGCAGGCAATGTTTAACCCTGACATTGCCCGCGCACAAGCGGAATCTGAACGCGCACGGACAGAGGCAAACGTTGCTGCTGGTACTGCCCAGCCTCGCGTTAGCGCAGCAGAAAGTGAATCAAAAATCAAAAAGATTCAAGAATTAAAAGAATTTCAATCTAATGCTGCGCGTCAATTGCTTGGCCTTGCAACTAAAAAAGACCTTACGCCTCAAGACATTGAAGATTCCATGACCAAAACCCTAAAGGATAGCGGTGCTGGTGATGATGCAATTAAACAATCAACGGCGCAAATCCCTAAAACTGGATCGCCTGCTGAATTGCAATTGTGGGTTGGTCGTAATGGTCTGCAATCGTTGGAGGCATCGGCGCATTTAGACAAGTTATACCCAGCGGCGCAAATATTAAGCACAGGAGCAGCAAATGTTCCAACAACGGCAGGAAGTTATTTATCTGTTCAGCAACCAGGCCAGCAAATTGGCCCTGGCGTTGAACGTCAATTGTCGCCCGAAACAACTGTTGCAGGCCCAACAGGAGCAACTACTTATCTTGGCCCATTGTCGCAGCGTCAAAGTGGCCTTGTGCAAGCCGGTGTTGGCCCAGCAACCACAAACTTGCAAACAAAACTTGGAGAAACTTTAGGCTCAGATTGGACTGCAACATCGCAAAAAGCAAGTGAAGCGCCTCAGAGAATTGCCATATACCAAAACATCAAGAAACTTATCCCAGAATCGTACACGGGTGCATTGGCTGAGAAAAAGCAGTTTGTGGCTAATCTTGCTCAGTCAATTGGAATTCCTTTCAACGAATTGGAAAGCGCATCCACAGACGAACTGGCAAAGAACACCAAACTACTACAACTTGCTGGTGGGAACACGGATGCTGCCCGAGGCTTGGCTGAGTTGGCAAGCCCTAACACCAAAATGACCAAAGAGGGTATGGTGCGGGTCACTAACCAATTAATTGGGCAAGAACAATTTAACACTGCAAAAGCCAATTTCTTGCAAGGTGCTACAGGCGATCCTGTTGCATATCAAAACAAACTCTTACAATGGCAAAACGCTGCCGACCCACGTTTCTTCCAAGAAATGTCTCAAATGGAAGCGCAAAATATGATGAATGCAATGAGCCCAGCGGAAATTGCTGCATTGCGTCAAAAACGTGCATTGGCTAAACAACTTGGGATTATTCGATAATGCCTACATTTGCCGATTTCCTTGATTCAAGCCAGCCAAGTGCTGCGCCTAGTTCTGCGCCGCCTGCAAAAAAAGGTGGTCAGTTAACCAAAGAGGCAATGCTTGGTTATAACGACCTTGCGGAAAGATTGAGGCAATTTCAAGCGGTCACAAAAGACATAAAGCCTGGAACTGACACATATCAAAGAAATATGGCAGACATTGCTGAAGCGCAAAAAGCAATGCAGCAAGCCGGTTTATCTACTATGGAAGCACCAGCCGCCCCGCAAACAGGCACATTTGCCGACTTTCTTGATATGCCTGCTGTAAGCGGTGGAAGTGGTCGTGGTGGTCAAGGAGGCCCAACGGCAGCGGAATTGCAGGCTTATCAACCCAAGCCTCAAGGAATGGTGGCTCAAGCCTTCCAACGCGCATTTCAAATGAAACAACGCGCACCAGGCGAGATTGCATCGGCGCTTGATGTTGTTGGTAATATCCCGTCCGCAGTAGCGGGAACGGTTGGTTATGGTGCTGGTCGAGTGTTTGGTCTAAGCCCAGAGGAAGCCACGGCAGCATCCCAACCTGTTGCCCAAGCCTTGGCAAACCCTGTTGGTCGGTTGACAGGCACGGTTGGAGCGCCTGGTTACCAAACGTCATTACCCAGCCAAGCAATGCAAGCGGTTGGCGGCGTAATTGCCCAAGGCGCAGAGGCAGCAGGCCAGCGAACAGGGATTAGCCCTACTGACATTGAGCAAGGCGTTAACGCTGCAATGATGGCCCTTCCTGCGAGTATTAAACCTGTCAAGGCTGGTATTGCCAAGATCAAGTCGGCTTTGCCTGAGTACACGTTTGAAGCGGTAACACCTGGTTCCGTAGGCGCGGCAGCAGTTCCAACTGAAATGACAATCAAGGCGGCATTGGCAAACGCCAGCCCCGATTTACAAAAAGCGGTCAGCAATATCCCGCCAAACAAAGTCAACGTTCCTGTCCTACAGCGTCACATTGAGGCAGATTCATTGCCCGAGCCGGTGCGCCTTACCAATGGACAGGCTACGGGTGACGTTAGCCAATTGTCTATGGAGCAAAACAGCAGGGGTGCAGACCCTCAAATGGCTGCGCGTCTTAATGAGCAAAATGGACAACTTATTAAAAACATGGATGCAATTCGTGAGATTGCTGCTCCTGACGCTTATGGTACAAAAACCATAGAAAATAGTGATGCGCTAATTGACTCATACAAAAAAATTGATGATGTGCGTAATCAAAACATTAATGCAAAATTTAAAGCATTACGCGATGCTAATGGCGGTCAATTTCCAATTGATGCTCCAACATTGTTAGAAAACATTAATAAAAAACTTGGTTCTGAATTGTTGACTGACGATGCACCAGCAGGACAAATGGCGGCCATAAAAAGAATGGCAGAATCTGATTCAATGACTCTTGAAAATTATTTGAGTTCTCGCCGAAATCTTAGCAATATTTCTGCAACTGCTGCTGAAGGCCCAACGCGCATGGCTGCTAAATTTATGGTTCAAGAACTAGACAATTTACCTTTACAAGAAAGTGCAAAACGAGTTAAGCCGTTGGCTGATGAGGCTAGAAGCGCTGCTAGGGAACGATTCCAAATGCTTGAAAAAGACCCAGCGTATGATGCTGCGGTTAATAATTCTGTGCCGCCTGACAAATTCATTGATAAATTTGTTGTCAATGGAACACGCGACAACGTGAAAACCATGATTGACCAATTGGGACGCGACTCTGTTTCTCACCAGCACATGAGCGCAGGCACGTTAAATTGGCTGCGTGAAAAATCAATAGATGGTCAAGGCAACTTTTCGCAAGCAGCCTTTAACAAAGCCCTCAATCAATTGGACAAATCTGAAAAATTAAACCTTGTTTTTAACCCTGATGCATCGTCTACGTTGAAAACATTGGGCAATGTTGCACATTACACCCAAGCGCAACCAAAAGGCGCTTTTGTAAACAATTCCAATACATTGGTCGGCGCAATGGCTGAACGTGCAGCAGGGGGCTTAGAAACCCTTGGAAACGTTGTTGGTGGTGGCAAGGTTGGATTACCACTTGGAAGCATGGTTCGTGGGCAAGTTCAAAAATTCAAAGCAGGACAACGAACTAAAAAAGCACTTGAGCCAGCCGCTGGCATTACATACATAAAGGACATTGGAAATGGCAGTTAATCTATCCCCCATCGGTAACGGATTCCAGTTCTTTACCACCACAGGAATCCCCTTAAACGGGGGATATATCTACACCTACCTTGCAGGCACCACAACCCCTGCGGCGACTTACACATCGTCGGCGGGAACGGTTGCAAACACCAATCCAATCCAGTTAGGCACGGACGGACGACCACCGCAAGAGATATGGTTAACCGCTGGCTCTAACTACAAATTCACATTGACCGATTCGGCGTTTAACGTCATTCAGACATACGACAACCTGTACGGAATCATTGGGACAACATCGGCGGTCAGCGCAGTACCGGCTGGCGGCATCATTATGTGGTCTGGAACAATTGCTTCTGTCCCATCTGGCTATTACTTGTGCGATGGTTCTAATGGCACTCCCAATCTCAAAGATTCCTTTGTTGTAGGCGCTGGCAATACTTACTCTGTTGGTAATACTGGCGGTTTTACTTCATCGGTTACAAGCAGCGTTGGCACTAACCTTCCAACTTTTTACGCACTTGCATTTATCCAAAAATCATGACACCCGATTCTTTTGATCCTATTAAATACGGCGTTTTGTGGGAGCGCGTTCAAAACTATGAGCGCCGCTTTGATGAAATGTCAACCAAGATTGATAAACTTGAAGCCTCCATAGATCGTTTGCTAGAAATGGCGGCGCAAGGCAAAGGCGGGTTTTGGATGGGTATGACTATTGTTTCTGCCTTGGGTAGTGTTGCTGGTTACTTTTTGCATTGGTTTAACAAGGGCTAGTTTGTGTTAAATGCGCTTGTTTCTCTTAATCTTTTTGATGCTGGTAACAGTGTCGGCTGCAGAGGACAGGCTAATCCTTTCGGCAACCCCGCCGGAGAAAATAGAGAAGCCCAAACCGGTACAGGGCTGTTCAATACAAGACTTGTATGTGATTGCATGGACGGTACACGATCCTATGGAGCGCCGTGTAGCCATGCTGGATTGGCTGGATAAAAATGTATGCAGTACCCAAAACTACGCAGATATTTGGAACTCCTTGTCGGAATGGTCGGGCGCATCAGACAACGCTTTGCTACGCGCAAAAGTGATACAGGGTTACGAAAAAGCACTCAAGAGGGAAAACAAATGAACGACAACATCAAAGCACGATTAACGTTTGCAGTTACCTTGATGGTTAGCGCAACATTGTGTATTTCTGTTCTTGGTATGGTAGGCGCTTTTTTGATGGGCTTGTGGTCAAAAGAAGTGGACAACAGCGAAATATTTAAACTGTTAAGCCCTGCATTTCAGACCATCATCGGCGGCTTTATCGGCCTGCTGGCTGGCGTAAAACTGTCCCACGATGAGGACGAACTACCTTGCAAAAAGGATTGATATGTTTGAACTACTAGGCGGCGGTGTTATTGGTTCTTTGCTTGGCGGCCTGTTTCGTATGGCCCCCGAAGTACTTAAATGGCTAGACAAGAAAAATGAACGTACCCACGAACTGGCTATGTTTCAGCAACAATGCCAGTTAGAGACATTGCGCGGACAACAGAAATTAGCAGAGATTGGTGCTCAACGGGAAGCAGCGGTAGACGCTGGCGTGATGGATGCCTTCAACAGCGCCATAGAACAGCAAACAGAGATGGTTAAGGCGGCTGGTGGATGGGTGGCTAGTCTTTCCGCTTCTGTGCGTCCTGTAGTCACCTATTGGATTCTTTTGCTTTGGAGTTTTATTCACGTTTGGTTTGCCTGGAATGCTTGGACTATGGGCGCTCATCCTGATGCCGTGTTTAAACTGATGATGTCAGGCGACTTTGCTGCGCTGGTTAGCGGTACGCTAAATTACTGGTTCCTAGATCGTACACTTGCCAAGCGCGGGCTATGAACTTAGATATAGCCGTTGCGCTATGTAAGCGGTTTGAGGGCTTTAAAAGCAAGCCCTATTTATGCCCTGCCAATGTTGCAACTATTGGTTATGGTTCAACCTATTACGCTGATGGACGTAAAGTTAGCCTGACAGACGCGCCCATGTCAGAGCCTGATGCAGAAGCGTTATTGCTCCACGAACTGCGCCATACCTACTTGCCTGGTGTGCTACGCAACTGTTCAATCCTTTTGACAGATGAACGTAAGTGCAACGCCATTGTGGACTTTGCTTACAATTTGGGCACAGGCCGTATCCAAACGTCAACCCTAAAACGCAAGATAAATGCTCAAGATTGGGAAGGTGCCAAAGAACAATTGATGTTGTGGACTAAGGGCGGTGGGCGCGTACTTCCTGGCCTTTTAAAGCGCCGCGCCGCTGAGTGTCAATTATTTGGTTGAGGGCAATCCTCTGGTACATCTACTTTGACGTAAACAGGGACGTACTTGCCTCCATCGGTGTGTGATGTCCACCGATCAATGTAAACGTCTGCCATAGTGCATATAGATCGTTTTACCGCATCGGCAGGAACGCCAAGCAATGCCGCTATATGCCGTGCGGTTAAGCCTTCCTCATATTGGGTAAGGATGGGCCTGATTCGTTCTGTCATTGCTCTCATTTTTGCGCTTCTTCTATGCCATCAAGTATATTTCCCTCAATTGCATCTAACATATCGTTAACGTATTTAATAGCCATTATTCCAACTACCATTGCTTTCATCGGTTGTTGCGCCAACATATATTGATGCGTTTCCTTAAGTGCTTTTTCTGCCAGCATACAAGGCATTGCATAATCTACAATTTCTTCAATTTTCAAGAATTTTTCTCCTTTAGTTTGGCTTCAACCATTTGCGCCAACTCGCTGTCCCTGTTGTAGTATGAGTCGCAAATTTCACATACTTCCTCATCCGTCAACCCAACCCAAGGGCGCTGTGGTGGGTTGGTGTAAACAGGAAAACAATCTTTGCAAGCCTTGTCCGCTGTTGGTAAACCAAACAAACCGTGTTTGTCAGCCTTACATAGCCACGCCACAGGCTCCTGCGCTGGCTGTGCTGCTTTCTTGCCATCGTAAACACCGTTGAGATAAACAGCATACAAGTCGTCAAACTTTTCGTAGTAAGCCCGCCGATCATCAACCAACTTGTCCCGCGCTGCTGCGCGTTTTGATTCGTAGCCTGTCATGCTTGCTCCTTTTCAATTGGCACATCGCGCCATTCGCCTTTTGTTTCGCCTATTGGCAGTTCCCCGCCAAAACCAAGATTTATGGTGTTATTTGTTTCCCACCATTGCTGAAGGAGGATTTTGATGCCTCGGTACGAGGGCACATTGCGCTCAACAAAGCGCAGTTTTGGGGTTGGTTTCATTTCGCTCATGCTTCACCTCTTGCTCTGATGGCGACAGCGCATTGAACGCTGGACTCAACGCTCACCTCTGACTTTGTAGCCTCCCTCCACCATGCCACATCTTTGCTCCATATATTACTTTCACAAATCTTGGCACACGCCTCACGCTCATGCGCTATTGCTGCGGCAGCAAAGTCAGCCATCCAAAAAGGCAAATCGTTACTCAAGGGTGTGCCGTCAATAAAACGCTTCCATAATAATTTGCCGCGCACAATTACAGCAGCGTCTTTCAATAGTTCTGTGTATTTCATTTGAACACCGCCGCTACAAGCATGGACGCACCCACCACAAAGATTATCCACACAACAATTCCCTTGATCTGCTGCCCAAGGAATTCATAAGGGTCTGGATGCTCCTCTTCTGGTTTGTCATAGGCCATGTATTTTTTGTCTGCATCAGTCATAACTTCTCCTATCGAATCCAAAGATAAAAGCCATGCAGAATGCCAATGGGAAACAAAATGGCACCAGCCACCAAGAATCCCCACAAACCTTGAGCAAAGCAAGTGAATACATGGGTAAGCCATGCGAAAAAGCATAAAAATCCAATTATTACTTCAGTCACGTTTGTACTCCTTCATGCGTTCGTTAAGACGCTCAATACGGGCTAGGCTGAGTTGGAGGCAAGCCTTTGCGTACTCGGTGGCGTTCTCTGATTCAAGCCTCTCCAGATGCGCCTGGGCCAAAGAATGGGTGATGACTTCCAAAGGGGTTAAGTCACGCCAGTAATCTTTAAAGAATTTTAGAAATTTCATAATGGATTTAATTTAGATTGAGGGACTGAGTAAAAACTTCCATTGCCTACGTTTTTTTGGTTTTGCCGAATCAAGAAATTTTCCCGACTAATCCAACCAATGATGCGGACAAATTCCTTGTGCATTTCGGTTAAAACAAAAATGTCGGCGGGTTTCTTTGTTGACCATTCCACGGCGTTTAGGTTGCCGCCTGGCTTGGTGCATTTAACGTCAATCTCTTTGCCACTTTTGCTTACAAGATCAGCGCCAAAGTTCCTAAAATCACAGTCAAGATTAAAGTGCAAGTTAAGGCGCTTTGCTACCGCATATTCAGAAATAACGCCTACGATTGCCATTTGTTCTTTGTCCTGTGATTTGTCTTGCCGTTTTTCCGTTCCTTGCTCACTTGTCACGGAATGCCGCAAACGTCCAATTTCGCGTAATAGCAGCATTTCCGTGCCTGATAAGTGAACGTCAGAATGGCGCATCAAAGTCATCAGCAGGCAAGCCCGTGAACTTTTCTTCTTTTAATTTTGGCTCATTGATATAACACCAACCTGACCAGCCGCCTTCAACCAAGGGGATAACGTCAATCTTGAGCATTTCCCCGTTTTTGGTGTTGATGATTGATCCAATACGCTGGTAACGATTCTTTTGTTGTCCGTCCTTGTTGGTGTATGTCCCAACTACACAGGAAATTTCTTTAGTGATTGCCATGATTAATTACTTTCAATGATTGCGTTAAGTTGTTGAATTTGAACGTTTACTTCTGATAAAAAGTTAATGATTTCCCCTTCCATTTCCTTGATAAATGCGTTGTCGCGGTTAACCCGTTTGATAAACAATTGGGCTTTAGCGGGCATCCTGGGGTCAAACACAACGTAATCGCAGTAAGCGCGTCCTGTGCAAGCCATTTGAAATTGCATTTGCGTGTTGTACTTGGAAGGCACTTTGCCGGTTA